TCTTTTTGAAATTGTTGCTTGTAATAAGATTCATCACCATCTACGTGCCAAGGGGTCTGCTCATTCCAACGAAACCAATACTCAATATGTTCTTTTCCTGGAGTAATGGCTCGTAGTATTTTTTCAATAGCGTTTTCAGCCGGTTCGTCTTTTGGTAAAAAACTATAAATAGGGAATTTTGCACTTAAAAGTTTGGGGTCATCAGTTATATATTCTTGTAAGAATGCAAGATCTTTAAAAGCCAAAGCGTTTTCTACGTATTGTACTACCATCCAAATTCATCCTCCGGGTTCATTGTTTACCTATTTCCGGTAAAGTTTCACCTGACCATTTTATTTTTGATTCGCGACCACCTTCAACATTTAATCTTGTTTGATCTATTGGTAACATAACGTATCCGTTATGCACTGTCACTGTCTTACCCATGTGCATAATTTCTTCTTCACACATAGGACAATCTACTTGTATTTCTTGTACTTTTATAAAACTATTGCCCTCACAACGAGGACAAATAGTTCTAATTTTTTCCATTTTTAAGTTCCTTAGCAAGTAAAAAATCAATTATTTTTTGTATACTTACTGGTACTTCAAACCTGTTTTTTGCTAGTTTTTGTAGCTTTCCGTGTGTATCTACTGATACTGACACTGATTTAAAACTGCTTGTATCTGGCATATTCTTTCTCCTTGTTTATATTATATTATGGGACTAATATAGACCTGTTATTTTATTTGACAAGACTTTATTTTACTTTATTTTAATAGATTCTTCACCTTTATATGTCTGGCGTTCAAACCGAACGTCAGACAATTACATATATAAAATTTTAACATCTAGATTCTTTGCTGATTTGTTTTTGACTCTGTTTATCAATCTCATTTTACCTTTCATCATACGATAGCTTTTCATCTTGACATCATATAAATCCACGGTCCCCGTCGCACTATTCACGACAACCAGGTCCGCTGGACCCTTACCACCTAAATCATAATAGACGTGCGTATTTGGCTTTCCTAGAAAGTCTATAGCCGCTAACAACTCAGCACGAATACCTTTTTGCTGTTTACTTGTTTCCATGATAGACAATTACAATCGCTGTACAGTTAGGACATGATAAGTTTGTCATAATCATATGTTCTTCCTCATCGTTGTCTTCCCATTCAGTGTCGTGGTCACCACCCCAAATTAATTCGTGGTCGCAGCTCCAACACTTCATCCTTTAATCTCTCCCCAGTTTTTACCCGATTCATAATCCACCTTGTTTGGAACTTCTAATTCAACAGCGGACTCCATAATACTAATAATCTTTTCTGCCTGTTGTTGATCCTTGATTGAAATATCCAACTCATCATGTATCTGTATGTGAGGTATAATTCCTTCTTTATATAATGCTAACATAGATTTCTTTGTCATGTCAGCAGCACTACCTTGGATTAATTTATTTAATGCTTTGTATGTAAAGGCACGTTTAATCATCCCCGGTCCGTGCTCCCTGATGGCGTCGTCATACTTTAATGGTTTATTAATACCAAAAGCTTTTGACTCCCACATATCAAAATGGCAAATACGACCGCCTATCGTTCTAATCTTACCGCTGTCTTCTGCTCTACGCATTACAGACTCAGATAACATTTTAACGAAAGGCGCTTTAGCGTTGTAAGTTTTTATTAAGTCCTCCGCTGCATCTTTTAATAAACCTAACTCTGACATTAGTTTATTTTTTCCCATGCCGTACATTAATCCTAAGTTAATAGTTTTAGCTTGTTTACGATCAATACCAGCCATGTCAGCAATCATCTGGTGAAAGTCTGCCTCGCCTTTATTGTATTGATCTAATATCATATGTGATCCTTCTAGTTTTAACAGACTAGAGAAGTGAACCACGATCCTCGGTTCTTGTTGACTGTAGTCAAAGCAACCCCAAGTACAACCACGTTCAGGTATAAAGATAGATCGAATCATAGGACCAATAGTTTTGTGTCGTGCTGGTATCTGCTGTAGATTTGGATTCGAATAACTAAATCGTCCTGTCACTGTACCACCCTGGTCAGAGCGTATCTGATTGATATCACTGTGTATTCTGCCGTTGTGTTCGTGTTTAATAATTGTATCTATGAATGTTGTGTGTGCTTTGTTTATCTCTCTTGCTTCTGCAATGCGTCGCGCCAACGTGTCTTCTGGATGTGATGCTAGAAAACCTTTGGTAAAACTTGGTGCACCTTTATCTGTTCTGTCGTACGGTAATTTTAATTTATCAAACGCTGTCGCAATAGAAGCTGCAGCCCATATCTCAACTTCAAAACCCGCTTCTTTATTTATCAGCTGTAGTAAATCTTTTTCTTGTTTAACAAAATCTTTTTTAATTGTATCAGCACGCTCAAGATCAACCGGCACACCTTTAAACTTCATGTCTATTAAACACGGAAACAAATCTGTTTCTAAATTAAACACGTCCCACAAATCTTGTTGTGTTAGTTCATGCTTCATCGCTTGCCATAACTTTAATGTTATCTCAGCGTCACGTTCTGCATACTCACCAACAACTAATGCTGGTAGTCGCCACATCTCTGCTTTTGGATCAACGCCCCAGCGTTTTGCTGCTTCCTGTAGTACACCTTCATTCTTACCTAGTCCTATGTATTCTTTAGAAATAGAATCTAATGTAAAACTAAAACGATTTTCGTTTACTAAACTTGCTGCAATCATTGTGTCAACAATACGTCCGTTGATTGTAAAGTTCATTGAACGTAACCAAGACACATCATACATTGCATTGTGAAAAACTTTTGTTGCAGGTGTGTTTAAAACTTCTTGCATCCAATCAATAGCAATAGCTCTATCAATGTTGCCTTGGCCTTCATGACCTATTGGAAAATATCCTTTCCAACCTTCAACAGCTACAGCGAATCCAACAACCTCACCATCCTTGCGTACCGATCCTGAACCCATACTAATTAAATTAGGGTCACGAGTTTCTAAGTCGATTGCAATTTCAGTGTGCTCACTTAGATCTGGCATTGGTGGTACGACCCACTCAGTGTCCGGACTAAATGACATTGGTATTTGTAATCCCTTATTCAGAATAGTCTCTTTCTATTATCATATCGATGTAATGTTTTGCTTTCTCTAAATCTTGCTTGCCACTTCCTTTATGAGGATGTCTCATAATATACTTTATAGCATTACCCTCAGCAAATAACAACTTGTTTTTATTGACGAATTCTGCGGGTTGTATTGCGTAATGGTTGTAATGATTACCTCCCACTTGTTTATCGTATGGATTAGACATATGCATAACTCCTTTCATAACTTTTTGGTTCTACAATGTGTAGTGTTTCTTCTGCTCTTGTTACAGCAACATAAAATAATCTGTGTGCTTCGTCTGGATCATTCTCTGCTGAGTCTACACTTGCTTGCGTTACGTCTGGCAATAACAAAATGTTTTTTGCTTCACCACCCTTTGCAGCATGTATAGATTTAAAAATAATCCTGGGTACTTCTAAAATATTTTCTCCACGTGCCAACATAGAACGTATGTATGTTTCTGTAAAATGATCTAGTTCGTTAAACGCTTCATACCAGACAGCGTTTGTTTTTAATCCGTGTTCCGCGATGCAGTCTTCAATAGTATATGTTTTTTCTTTATCTAACGTGTTTGCTTTTCTGTAACCCATCGTCACGTTGTTTCCTAAATAATTATAAATATTTTTTACTAAGATAGGTTCTAACGCTGTTCCTTTTCTCCAACGCTCCCATCTTTGTATCGCTTGCACCAGTTCTACTGGCGCTGCGTTCTTACCTCTAGACTTCCTGTAATACCATCCGTTTGCTTCACAGTGTTCTTCTACCTCTTCAAAAAAATGATGTGCTGATGCTAACACTAACCACTCACCTTCTGACATATCAACATCGGTCACGCTGCTATGATAAGACAACTCTCCCGACTGTCCATCTTTTGGTTTGTATTCTTTGTTATACTTGTTAGTAATTCTTGAACGTATGCTTTGTGCCAATTCAAAGATTGGTCCTGATGGCACTCTAAAAGATTTCTTTAAAGTCTGTACGTCGTCGACCTCGTTTTTTAATGCAATGAAATGATCTACGTCTGCGCCAGCCCATTTAAAAATTGCTTGGTCGTCATCACCTGCAATATAGGTCTTGTCAGAATTATCCCACATGGCACGAACCATAGCCCATTGCAGCGGACTTAAGTCTTGCGCCTCATCTATAAACAACACGTCAAACTTAGGACTCAGCTCTTTGTCAACAAACATTTGAAGCATGTCGTTGTAGTCATACATACCCTTAGACTTCTTAAATTTGTTGTATTCTTGGTCTAATAGGTACAAAACATCCCTCTCTACGTCCACCAGGTGCTCATTTCTGTCGTAAATCGTCATGACATCGACCATAGACACCCTAGCTTTATTAATTAACGTTAGATAAGCGTTGTCTGAGTCGAATAAACCATCAGCATTACTGTGCGCAGCACGTTTAATAGTCAATCCGTTCTTGGCACCAAACTCTTTGTAGTCAGGTGTAGTCACAACACGTTCTTTCTTTAGTCCTGCTCTGTTGTATGCCAAAGAATGCAGTGTTCTAAAAAAGGGAAACTCATCTTCTTCTAGATTAAACTTTTCCATTGCTCTCTTCTTAGCAACGCTGGCAGCATCTTTTGTAAATGTAAAGTAACCTATGTTTCTTGTATTAATACCAGATTGGATACACTTTTCTACCAGTTCAAGAAGTGCGTATGTCTTGCCTGTTCCCGGTGGTCCTAAGATGATTGTTTTCATTAGAATGGATGCTCATCATAAGTTGTTTCTACTTGTACAGCGCCCTCTTCAAAATCACCGAGTTTAACTTTTATACAACGCGGTCTTTTCTCGCCGTCTTTTGTTAAAACTTTTGGTCTAATCTCTTCTTCGTACAGATCTAGTTCTTGTAATAATTTACCTGTATCTTTTTTGTTCATGTCCCACGCATTCTTTTTTAAGAAGTTTAAGAAAGAAGTAACTTGGAACATAGCATGATTTTCTTCCGTGCTAACATAACACTTACCGTTAACTAACTCTTCTAGTTTAGTTGTTCTAGTTCTATTCATTGTGTATTGTAATAACAACTGTCGTAATTCTTTTTTAGGTTGTAAGGATTCTAATGGTTCTATCTCTGCAACCTCTCCAGCAAACAAAGGTTTTAAATATACCTCTCGCCAGTCTTTGCCTTTAAGAATAGGTACCACTAAGTTTGCCTGCTCCATAACTGCAACTGCAAATAAATTAGGGTTATGCAATTCCTGACTTTTTAATTGCACTCTCTTATCACCAACAGTCAATATCCACGTTGCTGGTTCAGAGCAATACTTCTGTAAATCTTTTAACGGCGCCATTTGTTCCTCGTCATAGCCTACACCAAACTTTTTAGTCCTACACTTTGCAGGATTACATACGCCACAGATTGGTTGATCTTTACACCTGTACTTGTCATAACCTCTTTTGTTTAATGATCCTATTAGATCATTAACTTCTTTAAATGGTAAAGGCGGATCAAAATATTTTTGATTGCTTGCCATGACAGCGTCTTGCCAAGTGTCTGGAGTAGCCTGCTTATGAAACACACCGATATTAAACAAAGCATTGTTTCTAGATCCTTCACCAAACCCTTCGTCAGCTAACTTGTTTAAACAAGGTGGACCGTCCTCAAATACTTCTTTCTTTATAGTTTTACTTTTCTTTACTTTTATTTCATCTATTTGTGTTTCTGTTAGTACGACTTTGTCATACATAATATAAAAATCTGATTCTGTTATTGCTTCTCCATTTTCATCCAAAGCATAACGCATACCTCTAATACCGCCGTGGTAAGGTAGATTTAAAAAGTTACCTACGTCTCCACGTTCCGCGAGTAATTCTGTTTGTTTAGGAAATATCTCACTACCACCAAAACCCAATGCGTCAGCCATAGCTATTAATTTAGACTGCAACAATGCAGCAGATATAAACTTATCACAAAACAAAAACAAATGTGCGCCGCCAGATTTAGATCTAAATAAGACCAGTGGGAACTTATGGGACTTAATAGAGGCCGCTATATTTTTCAAATCTAATTTGTAGTCATCGACATCAATGCAACCCCACTTACACATGTTTTGTTCGTTTATAGGTATAACACCTAACGCTGGCTCAAT